GCAATACAGTTATTCGCGGACAAGAACATTTATTAGCCTATATCTCGCCGGAAGAAGCTGACATTCTAAAGTCTTTGGGTGGATCTGGCGAACCCGGTCCTATGGGCATCCCTGCCTTTTTTCTGAGCGAAGGAATGAGTGTTGATAGTGGCGGGTCAAGTATTGGTCAGGATAACTATGGCGGCGGCTATTATGAAGAAGACACAAACGATTCCTCTAGCTATGGCGGAGTAAGCGACGCCCAAAGGCAAGCCGCCATTGCCAAAGCAGAAGGTGCTTTGCAGCAAAGCATTTTAGAACATGGTGCATTGCAGTCGGATATGACGCCCCAAGATTTTGCGTTTGATACGGGGCCAAGTAATGCAGATAGAGTGGCTCAATCATATTTTGATTATGCCGACGTTTTTGGCCCAGAAATTTATTCATCAAACTACATCGGCGGTTCCATCCCTGACGCAATCAAAAACCGCAGCTTTAGTGGGTTGCTTGGTGTTCCGAGCTACTCGACTTGGATGGATCATATCCCAACTCGGACGGCGTTTGCTAATATGGCAATCGACCGACTAGACAACCGAATTGCTGGATACGGAAATGACAAAAGTTTTCTTGGTAGTAAACTTGGGCCGATTAATTCGTATTACGCAAACAATATTAAGCAGGCATTAAAAGACGGTGGCCGTCCTGTTTTAGATAGCACCGGTCGTGTGATGGGTGCATTTGAAAAAGGCCCGTTTGGTTTCGGTGAGGTTTACACCGGCATCCCTGTCGAGGGTGTCGAAGGAACCGGATTTATTGACCCAGATATGGGCGGCGAAGATGTTAAACCGGTAAACCCAGCAACTGGACAATGTGACGAGGGTTACATATTTGATGATGATTTGCAGGCTTGCCGTTTAGATAACGCCAGCGTGGCTAGTGTTGACGCTCCGGCAGATGGCGCGTATGCAAGAATGGGCTTGCTTGATGTTGCGCCGACAGGTCTGTCAGATTTTCAACAGCGTTACGGCGTGGGCTATGGCTCTCCACAAGATTTTGCGGATGCTAATACTGCATTTAGAAAGCGGGGCGCGACATATCCAGAGTTCTTTAATAAGCCACCAAAGTTAACGGGGTACACATTACTATCTTAGGAAAAGGGAATGGATGAAAGAAAAGTAAGGGACAAGCAGGCCAGAGCCGAGAGGGCTGAAGCGCTGCTTCGCAATGAGTTGTTAAACGAGGCGTTTGATTATCTGGATGAACAGTTTACTGCGGCTTGGAAAAACAGCGACGTTAAAGACACAGACAACAGAGAGAGGGTATATTTTTTGTCTCAATCTCTTGCCGCTTTGAAGGGGTATTTTCAAAGCGTTATAGAAAGTGGTAAGTTAGCCGAAGCGCAGCTTGACGATTTCAGGCGGCGGGCAACTGTAACAAAATTAAGGTGATTTAATTATGTCCGATAATCCAGCAGGAACCGGCGATATTTCAATGAATGACGCAATTAGCCTTCTGAGCAATCCCCCAACGGATAATGCAACAGAAGAGCGGACCGAGACGCAAGAGGCGTCTCAACAGCCAGAGGCAGAGGCACCGCAGGTAGAAACCGATCACGTCGATGAGACGCCGGAAGATGACCATGTTGATGATGATGCCAGTGAAGGCGAAGAAGACTATGACGATGATGAGTACGACGCAGACGAGGAAGAGCCTCAAGCAACCTACACAGTCAAAGTTGACGGTGAAGAAGTAGAGGTAGACTTAGACGAGCTGCGAAACGGGTATCAGAGACAGCAGTCTTTTACTAGGAAGTCTATGGAACTTGCCGAGCAACGGAAAGCCTTTGAGGCTGAAGCGGCTCAAACAAAGCAGGCCAGAGACTACTACGCGCAGCAACTTGATCAGTTGAGCGCCCAAATCCAGCAGACAACCGAGCAGGAACCTGACTGGAGAGCATTAGCCGAAACAATGAGTGAGCGTGACCTTTTTTTAGCCAAGGCGGAGTACGACCAGTACAAAGAACAGCAGAAAAATGTCGATGCCGAAAGGCAGCGTGTAGCCCATGAGCAGGCAGTTGACCGTGAAAAGGAGTTGAAGAAACACCTGCACACGCAACGTGCCGATATGCTTAATCGCATACCTTCGTGGCAGAATGACGAAACCCGTGAAAGCGAGCGTCAGGAAATCATAAAGTATGCACAACGCCGAATTGGCTTCTCACAAGAGGAGATTGAAAATGCGTCTGACGCACGGGCAATTGAACTTTTGTACAAGGCTTGGAAGTGGGATAACCTTCAATTGAAGAAACCCGCTGCTAAGAAGAAGGCAAGACAGGCACCAAAAATGGCTAAGGCAGGACGCCCTAAGACCAAGCGTGAAGTTGCTTCCCGTTCTCGGCAGGAAGCGAAAAAGCGTTTTGAAAACGCTGGAACCGTGGATGCCGCTGTTGAATTTCTAATGGGCAGATAAGCCCGAAGGAGCAAAAAAATGGCAGTCTTTACGACCCAAGCCGCAGTGGGTGAGCGCGAACAGCTCGCCGACATAATCTACCGGATTGATCCGGCAGAAACACCAATTTTTTCTAATGTGAAAAAAGAAACCTCAAACGGTATCTTTGTGGAATGGCAGGTCCAAGAATTGACCTCGGCATCAGCTACAAACTACCACAACGAAGGTGCAACAACTTCGACCGCTGCGGCAACGCCAACCGCAAGAATTGGTAATTATCACCAGATCTCAAAAAAGGTGTTTGCAACATCGGGCACTTTGGAATCCGTTGATACCGCCGGGCGCGAGCGGGAACACAATTACCAAAAGGTTTTGAAAGCCCTGGAATTACGCCGGGACATTGAAAAATCAATTGGTGATACAGACGTTGCCCGTGACGGTTCTGATCCTCGCAAATCAGCTTCGCTGTCTTGCTGGATAACCAACGGTAGTGTTGGTGCCGGTAACGGTGCCTTTGCCAACGGCTTAGGAACCAACACCATCACAGCAGGAACCGCTCGTCCGTTGACACTTGCCCTCATCGAAGATGGGATGCAGGATGCCTGGACTGACGGAGGTAACCCTCGTTTAATGGTGGCAAGCGCTACAAACCGTGCCAACTTCTCTGACCTGTCAGCGTCAGGCAACTTGGTGTCAAACGACGTAAACATGACTGCCGCTAAGGAAGTCACTTACGTTGGCTCGACTTCTGTATTCCTTACAGACTTTGGCACCGTAGAGGCTGTCCCATCTCGCTTGATGGGTAACGACCGCGTGTTCTTGATTGACCCAGATTTTGTGTCAGTCTGCACATTGAGCGGACGTAACTTTCTTGAGCAGGAACTTTCTCAGGACGGTGACGCCAAGACAAGCCATCTGGTTTCAGAATGGTCGCTCAAGCCGACTGCGCCAAAAGCGCATTCAGCCATTTTTGATCTTAACGGATCATAATAAGTCTGAGGGGGCGGGCGACTGCCCCCTCTCTTTTAAGAGGGATCACATGAAGCGAGTTTTATACACAGACCCCCATACCAAAAAAGAAGTGGTAATGGATCAGCGGCCTGACGGGACTGACGTCATTGAGACGACGCAACATTTTGACACGCTGGTAAAATTAAACCGGCAAATGAATAACGACTATTCAAAAGGCTCTATGACAGGCAATACTCAGCGTCATGTACAGCATGTGGCGGAGATACCAAATGTGGTGTATAATCACCTGATTGAGACGCTTGGCACACCGCAGGAAAACCCAAAGGGTTGGAAGGCGTGGCTAAACAATAGTGAGAACCGAGACTTTAGAACAGGCGGCGGGCAAGTATAATGGCGATAACCACCTACACAGATCTCCAAGCCGGAATAGCTAATTTTTTAGCTAGAAGCGATTTATCTGCTCAAATCCCCGATTTTATAACTTTGGCTGAGGCTCGCCTTAGTAGAGAGCTTGAGACAAGATCGCAGGAAAAAAGATCTGTAGCTAATTTGGTTGTCGGGGATGAATACATCTATTTGCCGTCTGACTTTAGAGAGGTGCGCGAAGTAAAACTAAACACGTCTCCTTTGACTGTTCTAAAATATCATAGCCCCGCTTCTTTGGACGAACAATATCCGTCAAATGGAAATGGCAAACCAAGGGGGTTTAGCATCGTCGGACTTGAAATGAAAATGCGACCGGTGCCAGACAGTACATACGAAATGGAAATTATTTACATTGGCGGTGTGACCCCTTTATCAGCATCAAACCCAAGTAATAACATTTTGCTTCGTTCCCCAGACGCTTATCTTTACGGCGCATTAGCCGAAGCATACGCATACCTTTTGGACGAAACTAGGGCTGCTCAATATATGGCTAGATTTGAAAAGGCTATGGAAGAAATAAAGATAGACGAGCAACGCGCCCATTACGGGACTGGCAGTATTCAAATGAATAGTATCTATCAACGACAATCCCAATCGGCGGAGAGATAAAATGAGCGCTATGAGCGATTACCTAGAAAATGAGATCCTGGATCATATTCTTGGGACTGGGGCATACACAATGCCTTCAACAGTTTACATTGGGCTATCAACTGGATCATTTAATGACAACAACAGCGGAACCGAATTATCAGGTAATGGTTATGCGCGACAGACAATAGCTTTTGATGCTGCTGTTTCTGGGACTGCCGACAACACGGCGGCTGTTCAGTTTGCAGCCGCTACCTCGTCTTGGGGGACCGTTACGCATTTCGGTTTGTTTGATGCAAGCACCAGCGGAAACCTTTTGATCCACGGAGCGTTTTCAACTGGCAAGCTCATAGACACGGGTGATATTCTGAAAATTAATGCCGGTGACTTAGACATTACAGCGGCATAGGTTTAGACTGTGGCCTCTCTTGAGCAACTAGACACATGGGGCGGGCTAGACGCGCTTGATGTTTATGGCCTAAACCTAGAGCAGCTAGATCAGGTAACGCTTCACGCGACCGACGGCGCTGCGTCCATATCAATAACTGGAACGCTGTCCGCTATAAGAGAGCTGGCTATGCAAGCGTCTGTTGTGGGCGCGGCTGGTGTTACGGCTTCTATGAAGCCAATTAGGGCGGCTACAGCGGCTATTAACCTAGCAGTAACTCAATCTAGCTCTTTATTCCGCGTTAGGTCAGCTTCTGCTAGTGAGAGCTTAGTCCTGACAACGTCGGCTTTAGCTTCCCTTATCCGTCTTGTGAGCGCCGCAGAAAATGTTTCTATGTCAACGTCTGCATCTGCGGTCACGTTGTTTTCTATGGCCTCATCTGTTAATAACAATATATCCGCAACAGCTACGGGCAAGGTTTTGGGAGAGGATTGGACAGATGTTGCTTTAGGCAGTGAGGTCTGGACAAATGTAGCTTTAGGTTCAGAGGTGTGGACAGACGTTACTTTAGGCAATGAGGTTTGGGCAAATCAATGATACAGTTTGGCGAATGGCTACCAGATCAAGCCGACATAATGAACCCCGGTGTTACTGTTGCAACAAATGTTTTGCCTGCCGCTAACGGATACCATTCAATGAACGGGTTTGTGCCGTATTCAAATGCAGCCAGTGGAACAATTAAAGGTATTTTTGCTGCTAAAGATGCCGCGTCTAATACTAAGTTATTTGCTGGTGACGCTACCAATCTTTACCTTCACAACTCGGCTACAAACAATTTAGATGCTGTTGGCAAGGGTGGCGGCTATACATTAACCGACACAGAAAAATGGCGTTTTGCCCAGTTTGGCAATTATGTTTTGTGCGCTGGAGGAGTTGGCGAGACAATTCAGTCGTTTCAATTAGGTAGCAGCTCGGCATTCGCAGATTTGACCAACGCGCCAAAAGCTGATTTTTTAGCGGTTGTTAGAGATTTTGTGTGGGCCGCTAATGTGGATAGCGGGTCTGGCCGAATACCTTTCCGGTGCCAATGGTCAGGGTTTAATAACATAACCAGTTGGACCTCTGGAGTTGATCAAGCCGACTTTCAAGATCTACCAGATAGTGGCGCTATTACTGGAATGGTTGGAGGTGAATATTGCACCATTCTAACTGAGCGAGCTATCTACCGAGCCACCTATGCGGGACCGCCTTTGATTTGGCAATTTGACAAAGTCGTGTCTGAAAGAGGGTGTGCGTTTAGTGGCTCTGTCTGTAACTCAGGGAACCTTGTTTTTTTCTTGGCCTCAGATGGGTTTTACGCATTCGACGGGCAAAAAACGGTGAGTATTGGTTCAGAAAAAGTGAATGAATTTTTTAAGAAGGACTTTGATAGTAACTATGATTTTCGTATGAGTTCTCACGTTGACCCTCTAAACGAAGTTGCTATGTGGAGCTACACAAGCACACAGTCCCCGACAGGCCAGCCAGATAAAATAATTATGTATAATTATGTTCTGAATAAATGGTCATTGGCGGAAGTTGAGGCAGACCTGTTGTCCCCATTGTTTTCATCTGGGTACACGGTTGACGGCCTTGGCAACTTGTCTGCGACTGTTGATGGACTTTCTATTCAGCTAGACAGTAGAACATTTAAGGGCGGGCAATATTTCTTTGGCGGAGCTTATGGCAATAAAATTTACACTTTTTCTGGCAGCCCGTTGTCCGGCACTATTGAAACATCAGAAGCACCGTTAAGCATGGGCAAGCACTCTATTATCACTAGGGTCTATCCATATTACGAAGATGGCTCTGTTGAGATTTCTATTGGCACAAGAGACACGCAGGCAGCCACCCATCAATATGGGAGCGTTGCAATTCCAAACATTTCCGGCTTTGCCCCATTTAGAGCGCAGGGCAGATACCACAGAGCAAAAACTATTTTTAGTGGTGGCTGGAGCAAGGCTGTCGGCATTGATGTTGAGGCAAGGCAGATTGGGCGAAGATGACAACTGCACAGAGAAAAGCTAACTTTCGCATTTTAAACCCAATTACCGCAACGACAAGAGAGGTGGCTGAGGTTTTAAATAGAACTGTTGATGGCGGCTTGAACAGCATTGGGTACACCACGCTTGGAAATGGCACAACTAGCACTACTGTTAGTGACCCAAGGTACAGCGTCGAGAGCATTGTTTTTTTTACGGGGTTTAACGAGACGCTTGAGCATAGCAACCCTTTTGTAAAAAGCACTAGCACTGATGGCACAATGATAATTGAACACGGGAACCACGGGCATGACGTTGACGTCGCCTACTTTATTGTCGGCTGAGGACAGATTGTCAGAACAGTGGCAGAGGTGCCACAAATGGATTAGTGAGGCTTTGGCGTACTCCGGCGGTACGCATTCTATGGAAGATGTTTTTGGTGCGGTGGCTCTTGGGGATGCCCAGTTACATCCTTTAGAAAAATCGTGTATTATAACCGAGATAGTGGATTATCCCCAGCGGTCGGTTTGTCGAATATGGTTAGCTGGTGGAGAACTAAACGAGTTAATTGAGGCTGAAAAGTCTATTGCGATTTGGGCTAAGAGCCTTGGGTGCGACGCAATGGAGATTAACGGCAGGATGGGCTGGAAGCGCCAGCTTAAAGATTACACCGCATCGTCGGTGGTTTTAACAAAGGAATTGAGAGATGAGTAAAGGCGGCGGCGGAAACACTAGAAACATTACCCAGACGACTAGCGCACCGGCATACGCGCAACCGTTTTTGGAGTATGGCTTATCTGAAGCAAAAAACCTTTACGGCAATCAACCATCTTATTACCCCGGTCAAACGACCGTAGGGTTTAGCCCAGAAAGTGAAATGGCTCTTTCTGCTACTCGTCAAAGGGCAATAGACGGCAGCCCGTTCATACCCGCAGTGCAAAACGCGGTTATGCAGAACCTTATGGGGACGAACCCACTCCAACAAGCTGCGTTTAGACCTGCAATTGAGGCTGTAGAGGCTCAAGCTGCAAAGGCGGGCAGATATGGCTCAGGATACCAACAGGGCGCTCTTGCCGCAGCTTTGGCCCCTATGGCATACCAAGCGCAGCAAGACGCCATTGCGCAAGCTCCTGCGGCTCGCGAGTTTGGTTTTGCTGACCTTAATACTTTGGCCGGTGTGGGCGGTGCGCGAGAGGCACAATCTCAGGCAGAGCTTCAAGCTGACATTGACCGCTTTAATTTTGAGCAAGAACAGCCTCAACTTGCTCTGGCTAATTACATGGCAACCGTTAAGGGCGGTACTGTCGGTGGGCAAAGCACCAGACCTGTCTTCCGCAATCAGGCCGGAAATGCTCTCAGTGGCGCATTAGGTGGGGCGCAACTTGCTGGAATGATACCAGGCATGGGCGGCGGTATGGGCGCGGGCCTTGGCGCGTTAGCGGGTCTTTTAGGTTAGGGGTAGAGCATGAGCGTTTACGACAGATTTAATCGATTACTGCAAGGTCGAGCGCCCTTGCCAGACGCAACAATGAGACGGCCATTTCAGCTTCCTGATGGACAGGTTCCGCCTATGGCGCTTCTGCCCGGTGCTAAACCGCCGCAGTCTTCATTAACCGCAAATCAAAAACTGTCTCCCATGATGCAGCAAATTTTAAGAAACGCTCAAACTTCGCGCATGACGCCTGCCGCTGGTCAAGTCAACTTGACGCCCCCTGAAGCAGCGGCGGGTGGACCGGCAGGCATGACATTTGAGCAGAAGCTAATGCAGCCACGCGCTCAGGGTATGCTTAACGCCGCTGCCGCTGGGTTTGAGGCTTCGGGTTGGCAAGACCGTCCGGTGTCACTCGGTCAGGTTCTGGGGCGCATGGGTACTGCTGGCATGAAGGCTTATATTACGGCTAAAGATAAGGCAGACAAGGCCGCTATAGACGCAGCCGCCCGCAAAGCTGCCGCAGAAAAAGCTGCTTTTGACCGTCGTTTGGCTATTGCTCAATACGAACAAAAAGAACGCGAAATTAGCGGTGTCTCAGGTGAAAAAACATTTACCAAAGAAAAACAACTTAGGGGTGAGTTTGATAAAGTAGCTAAGAATTTTGATGAAGCATTGCTTGGTTTTGAGAAAGTGCAAAAAGCAGCGATGGCTGAGACAGCTACCGGCGCTACAGATATTGCACTCATTTTTGGATACATGAAAGTAATTGACCCAACCTCTGTTGTTAGAGAGGGTGAGTTTGCTACAGCAGAAGAGGCTGGAGGAGTTGGTGCGAAAGTAAGAAACCTATATAACAAAGTTATAAAAGGTGAGCGACTTCCACAAAACGTCAGAGATCAGTTTGTGAGAGCGGCTAGAAGTCAGTTCCAGCCATATCTTGATATGCAAAAAGGCATTGAGGCTAGGTATACTAATTTATCTGAAAGTTACAGTTTAGATCCTTCCAAAATTGTTTTGAGCCGTTTACCCAAAACAGGAACCCTAGCAAACCCATATACGACTTTTAAAACAGCAGCGGAAGCTGAAGCTGCAAAACTGCCAAAAGGCACATATGTGATGATTGGCAACCAATTATTTTTGGAGAAATAGGACATGACGCTTGTACCAGTAGGCCAATCACAAGCCGAGCCAGCCGCGCCAGAGGCGGAGCGTTTTACGCCAGAATATTTTGCTGGCCTTGGCCGGTCTGTGGCTCAAGGCATTACTTTTGGCACGGCTGATGAAATTGAAGGTTTTGTTCGTAGCTTAATTGGAGAAAAAACATACAAGCAAGAACGTGACAAAATCCGCGCTGGCTTAGAGAAATTTCGTTCTGACTTTCCTGTTGATGCTTACGGCGCAGAAATAGCCGCCAGTATCCCCACTATGGGCGGCGCAGCGGCTGGGCTTACTAGGCTTGGTGTTAAGGGGGCTATAAAACAATCTGGACTTGGTGGGGCAGCTTACGGAGCTGGGGCGGCAGAGGAAATAGAAGATGTACCGGTCAGCTCGGCTATAGGTGGCGCGTTAGGCATGGGAGGCGAAGCTCTGGCCCCTGTTGTCTCTCGACAAGCTAAGGCTCTCGGCAAAAAGATCCCGCTAACTGTTGGGCAATATTTTCCCGGTATGAAGCGAGCAGAAGAGGCTTTGACCTCTATGCCATTTATTGGCGGGGGTATCCGCGCCCAGCAAGAGCGCGGCATGAAAGCGTTTCCCGTGTTTATGTATAACCGCGCACTAAAACCTTTGGGTGTTGAAATCCCGAAAAACACCGAGCCTCGCGTAGCTTTTACCAAGGCCAAAGGCATCTTTGATAAAAAATACAAAGAAGCGTTAGACGGTGTTGAGGTAGATATTTCCGACGAATTGTTAGATGAATTATCGACAATTGTGAACTCCGCCAAACAAGAGGTGGGTGGAGCTGGCGCAGCGAAGGGAGCGGACTTTGAAAATATGGTAATTCAGCAAGTCCTTGGAAGGGCCAAAAACGGAAAGTTGTCCGGCAAAGACATTCAGGAAATTCAAATTAAACTGGGCCAAGAGGCTATGCGTTTTGGCAAAAGCACTGACCCGATTGATAGCAAAATAGCAAATGCCTATAGTGACCTAGACATTGGCATGATGGATCTGATAGCAAAATACTCGCCAGCTAAAAAAGAATTGTTGCAAAAAACAAACAAGGCATATTCACAATTTGTGCCTTTAAGGACTGCCGCAGCAAAAGGCTATGAGGGTAAATTTTCACCAGCCCAAGCTATGTCAGCAGTCAGAGCAGAGGAAAGAAAGTCTGGGGCTGCGGGCATGTCTAGGCTTGCTGCTGGTGAGGGCCGTATGCAAAAGCCAATAGAAATGGCGCAGCGTATTATTGGGCCGTCCCTGCCAGATAGTGGAACGGCAGGACGCACGATGACTGGGGCCATGTTATATGGTGGCGCTGGGGCGCTTATGGGTGCGCCCACTGGAATGTCAACTGAGGGCGCGTTAGCGGGTCTGGCTGGCGGCATGATTGGCAGGGGGGCGACTACAAGGCTTGGTCAAGCTACGCTAAAACGCTTAGGCATACCAGCAGTGGCAAAGACCCTAAGAGCGCCAGCAACCGCTGGCCTTCTGTCTCAGCAAGTGGGGCCAGTGATCCCACAAGCCCAAGCGGATGACGGCATTAGGTACGAGACAATCACAAACAGTCAGGGCGTCGATCAAGTAATTGCGTTTACGCCGGATGGCCGTTATGTGCGCGTGCGCTAGAATTATGCTATAACTAGCTAAGGATTAACGGAGAACAGAATGCCAAAAACACAGATTTCCGAGTATAGCGCAACAGCGGCTTCTAACACCGACATAGACAGCATTAACCTGTCAGAAGGCGTGATGGTCCCTAGTGACATAAACAACGCCATTCGGGAGCAAATGGCGCACCTCAAGGATTTTTCAGACGGCACGGCTGGCATTGACGTACTAAGCTTGCATGACGACGACAAAAGCCACTCTATTAAAATACAAGCGCCATCGTCTGTTACTGCAAACACCACCTTGACCTTGCCCGACGGTGCCGGATCTGCAAATCAGGTTTTGCAGACAAACGGCGCAGGCGTATTAAGCTGGGGCAGCGCAGTTAACTTTGGCAACTGGACAATAACAATGGACGGCTCAAACAATCTGCTTTTTACATATAGCGGCACAGACGCCATGAAGTTGTCTAGCGCGGGCGACCTGACCGTAATTGGAAACGTAACAGCTTATGGAACTATCTAATGACCCTGCAAGCGTCTGGAGCTATAAGCCTAAGCGACTTAGGCACAGAGTTTAGCGACACTCAGCCCCACTCACTGTCTGAGTTTTACAGCGGCGGCTCGCTTGTGCCAAACACGGCTTCACTGGCTGTCACCGCATCTAGTCTTGGCGGCAGTAACTCCGCTCAACCGGGAGCGAGAACTCCTCAGTTTGGGGGTCATGTCCCTCAGATAAACACTTTTGGACGCCTTTACACTCAAGCTCTTTGGGGCGACAACGGTAGCACAATCACTATGGATAGAAATTTTACCGTTAACCAAACCGGAACTTACAACTATTATGTCGCCTATTACATACAAGGGGTTGGGTCAGCCACTGTTAGTATGTATGCCAACGGCAGTCTAGTCAGATCGCACACTTTATCACCGGGCTATAATCAAACAGCCTCGGCAAGTAACACGCTATCTCTAGGATCTGGGCAGGTAATAAGAACGGTTGGAAGTGGCCCATCTTCTGGCTGGGCAGCAATCACTGTTTACGTTGGTGGCAGTACAACTAGTAACAGTTCTATAACCGTTGCCGGAAATACATCTGTGCCAGCAAATGGCGCATTATCTTTGGGCGACTTTTACGGAGCATCCGCATAGGAGATTTTTATGGCACGCGATAAGCTGACGGAATATGACGCAACTGCCGCTAACAACACTGTAATTGGCGACGTGCGCACAAGCGAGGCCATGATGCCGTCTGAAGTTAACGACGCCTTCAGAGAATTGGCTAGTCATTTAAAAGAGTTTGCCGACGGGACAAGCGGCGTTGATGTTCTAAAGTTTCAGGACGACGACGATAGCCACTCTGTTAAACTACAAGCGCCAGCAACTGTGGCTTCTAATGTCACATTTACTCTACCTGCCACAGATGGTACAAATGGTCAGGTGATGACAACAAACGGCTCCGGCACTTTATCGTTTCAAAACGTAACTGAAACAGACCCAAATGCGCTGGCATTTGCGATAGCTCTAGGATAGGAAAATGGCAAACGCATTTAAGACATTTACTGACACGGGTGTAGGGACTTCAAACGCAGACGTTTACACCTGTCCCTCTTCAACCGAAACAACAATAATCGGATTGAATGTTGCTAATATACTTACAGTCTCTATCACCGTTAACATCCAGCTAATAAACAATGACGGTGATAACGTACACATTGTAAAGAATGGCATAGTGCCTGTCGGAAGCAGTTTGGTGGCAGTCGGCGGCGACCAGAAAATTGTTATGAACGCATCCGACGTTCTTAGAATAACAGCAAGTCAGGCAAGTGCCGCTGATGTAACTGTGTCTGTGCTGGAGATTACATAATGGCACTTAGCACTATTGGCACTAACCAGATTGCAAGCGAAGCAGTCACTGTACCGAAAGTGACTGACCAAGTTTTGGCAAGCCCCAATTTAATAATCAATGGCGCTATGGAAATATTCCAGAGAAGTAGCTCAGTTGCCAGTGTGTCAGATAACACATACGTTGTCCAAGACCGAATGAATTTCTTTTCCAATAACGATGGTGTCATATCTGTATTTGCTAGTAGCGAACATCCAACAGGTGCAGGGTTTTCAAAATCTCTAAAAGTAGATGTAACCACAGCGGATACTTCAATAGCGGCTGGTCAATATCTTGCTATTAATCAAAGGATAGAAGGTTACAACCACGCTCAACTTGAATACGGAACAGCCACCGCTAAATCCATTGTGGTTTCATTCTATGCCAAATCTAATTTAACAGGTCCATTTTGTTACAGCGTAAAAAACGGTGCATCTGATAGGTCGTTCCCAATAGAGTTTAGTTTGAGTGCGGCTAACACTTGGGAAAGAATTTCTTTTGTCATTTC